CCTTTGATGAGTTCTTCTTCGTCAACTTCGATTTCCTCACCAGCAGCCTTAACTTTATATTTAGGCTTGGGTGCAATTTCCTCGGATTCCTCCGCATACTCTTGCTCAACTTCATCACTTGCTTGAAGTTCCTCTGTTTGTTCCTCAGATTGGCCTTGTGAGGCTTCGTCAGAATCACCCATTAAACTCTCAAACGCAGAAGCGGCTTGGTTTACATTTAGGCTTTCACTCCCTTGTGGGTTGGTGTTTTCCATGTGTCATCTCAAAAATCGTCAGAATCCGTCTGAACTGCGGTGTTGCTTTTACACAACAGAATTACAAAATCTTCCACTTTTTCTCTTTGATTAGAGTTTCCGAGGCCAAGCCTTCTAGGTGTCCTGTAATCAAGTCGATTGTTTTGATATGTCGGTAAGCATCTTCCCTTACACCAATATCAGAACTATTTGTGTTAATTATCACACTAATCTGCTCTTTTTTCAAATTATCTATGACTTCTTTGAAAAAGTCATCATTCAATAGGTTTTTAGCCCATTGAGCCTTTTGGTGCTTGTCCATATTGGCTTTGTATTCCTGCAATTACATCGTTGATTGAAAGATTTTGTGTAGGTACAGAAGTTCGGGTATTCCCTAGCACTCCCATTAGCTGATCGAAACTCATGTTAGATGGGTTTGTAGATACAGCAGGGTTTGGCATTGCTGGTGCAGCATTATAGGTAGGGCTTAGTAGCTTCTCCCATTGAGTGCCTTGAAGCATCTCTTTGTTGCCAAAGTCGATAGGTGCTAGAGGTGTGAATTCTGCTACGCCAGTAGGCTTGATTGGGCTTGTCCAGTCGCTAGGAATAGGAACGATTGGATAACCGCCACCGCTATCACCAGAACCGATTGCGCTACCTGCGCCAGCTAATGCTCCTACAAGTCCTGCGGCTCTTAGTGCATCAGAGACTCCTAAACCTTTAGCCGCAGTAACAGCCTTGTCAGCTAGTGAAGCAGTAGGAATAGCACCAGTAGATACATCACTAAGAGTACCTCCAAATGTGGGGTCAAATACAGACTCAGCACCGCCACCGATAACAGCAGGTAATTCTCCACCAAATGTGGGGTCAAATACAGACTCCAGTAAACCTGCGCCTCCACTAGCACCACCAACACCACCAGCCAAAGCAGCACCAAGTTCAGCCGCACCCAAAGAGCCACCTGCACCGCCTAAAGCTAAGTCTAATGCAGCAAGTTCAGTCGCAGTCATTCCAGCACCCGCAGCTGCCGCTGTTGCCGCACCTCCACCAAGAAGACCTCCAATCGCAGGAACACCAACAGCAAGAGCCCCTACAGCCAATAATGCTTCAGGATTTTCTACAATCTTTTCTACAGTATTAACTACTGGTTGAATAATGGCATCATCAATTGCTCTACCAACTTTTCTTACGAATCCCATTAGAACCTCACTTGAGAGACATATCTCCCATCTTTGTTTTGGGTAATAGAAACATCAAATTCATTTTTAACAGAGTTAATTAAATCACTAATCTTTGGATTGTCATAAGTGGTTGTAGCCATCTTTACGCCAGCTTTCGCCAACATACGCCAGAACTTTTTATGCAAATCAACTAAGTTTTGTGTTGAATCAGCATTAAAACTGTGATGCTCAATAACGCCTTTTGCAATTGGCTTATAGACAATAATTGAGTCACCTTGGCGAACTACTTGAGAACCGCCTTTAATCTCATCATTGAATACAGCAAAAATCTCACCAACATTAGTTTCTGGTGGATAGTGACGCTTAACATCTTCTCTAATTAATTCGTCTAGTGTCATCCTTTGATCTCCACATTAGAGGTAATGCCAGCGCCTACCTTCATTGCTTTCAATTGAGCCTCAACTTCAAACTCTTGTTGCTTCATAGCAAAGTAAGCCTGTTGTTTCTCACGCTCTAATTGCAACTTAGCCGCTTCTTTCTCACGCAACAATTGCATCTCAAGAGCAGCCTTCTGTTGAGCCATTTGCATATCAATCTGCATTTGCTGTTGTTGCAATTGCATATCAGCTTGGGCTTTCTGTTGATTAGCCTGAATCTCAGCCTGAGTCTTCTGCATCAAAGCCTGTACTTCTGGAGGCATTTGCGGTTGCTGTGGAGGCGGAGGATTAGACAGTTGTTGATCTTGCTCTGGCGTAATTGCTTTGTAGAACTCACCAGAATCCTTGAATCCTGCCAACTCAACCATGCGACCCAAGGTAGAACGATATTGGGCAGGGCTGACATAAGGATTAGCAGGGCCATACTGGTTAATCAGTTGCTCTTGTTTGGCAAGAACCATCTGAAGCATAGCCATTTGTTCCTGACGATTGCCAGCGCCCAAACCTACATTGATTGACACATCGTATTGATTAGCCCATGTGCGTGGGTCAAACTCTACGAACTCGCCACGCATACGCACCAAACGAGGCTTGTCTTGGTACTTGCACAAGAGATGCAAGATGCCTTGGAACAGAGACTTAACGCCTGTCTCAGCAAAGATGCGAGCCATCAATTCAATCTTACCTGCACCAGCTTGTTGCATAGAAGCAACAGCAGCGGCTGTGACATTTTGCAAGATAGATGGGTCTAAGCCCTGAGAAGCATCAGATACGCCTGTACGCTTGGACTGCATTGTGTCCAAGTACTGAAGCATTGGGAAAGCGGCTGTGGCTACGTTCTGGACGGATAACTGAGTAACAGCTCCTTGAGATTTAGCACGAATAACACCACCAGCAGTAGATGTAAGTAAGTCGTCAAGGTTTACCTGTCCTTCAACAGCGACAACTCGAGCATTGTTTGTCAGATATAGATTGTCAAGAATCTGACGAGTGATTGTTGTTTTGATTAGCTGAATGTCTGTAGTTCTGTCAGCAAGAGAGTTACCAAAGAACTTGTGCGGAATTGGGATTGGGCAGATTGAATGGAAAGGAACGTAGTCCACTTCCTCGATCATCTCTTTACCCTTCTTGTCCTCAAGAATCTCGTTTGAAGCGTAGAACACCTGAACGAGTGAGGCGATACCTTTGCCATCTACATCAGTTTTGACATAGCACTCAAAGACCTCAATCTCTTGCATGGATGGGTCATCAGTCTGGACTTGGTAAGGTTGCTCACCAGCAGAGAAACGAGCCACACGCTCTGGAGTGTATGCAAGGGCATCACCCATTTGCAGACCTTCAACTTGCTTCTTGTTAAAGCCCATAGCGATCAAGTCACTACGGGTCAGCATTTGTCTGTGGGCTACGAATGGGCTATCTGCAATCGTGCGAGCCTTCTTGCTAATCAAGAACTCCTCTGGGGGTACGTTCTCAATGCGAACCCGACCAACCATCTTTTTCTGCTGAACAACAACATTGTGGATTTGGTTAATCATTGGCTGACCCATTTGGTCAATCGCAGGATTACCCATTTGATCTAGGATTGGGAATTCCTCTGTGTCTTGCTCGACAATCTCCATGGTGTCGTCAGACATGAGCATTGCCAACTCATCGTTAGACAAGTTGAAGTAACGCTCTTTTGTAATGTTTTCTTTGTCTTCCCAATAGGCTTTGACGATGCCGTTCTTTTGCAAGAGAGCATCCTTAAACCAGTCGTGCAAAATAGCTACGCCATCGTTATCCCGATTGAATACCCAATTGCAGTAGTCGGTAGCTTGCTTGGCAGAGGCTTCGTCTCTTGGGCCTTGTGGCTCAAATACGACAATGTTGTCTGAGCCTGTAAAGATACGGATTAGGCTAGGCAAAGCACCATCAATGGCTTCGGCTACCTCACCAGTAACGATCTGGCTCTTGCCTTCAATCTCCGTCCCATAGGGAGCACGAAGATACGCATCTAGCGCCTGTTTACGTTGCTCGACTGTCTCACTCTCAATGTATCCGATCGAGTCATCCAACTCTGCCTGAATTATCGACAACAAGTCGTTCTGTGCCATATTTATCCTTTGGAGGCCGTCCCATCTTGGGTTTGTCCGATTTTAACTCTTTAATGGCATTTTCTAACATTTCGATGCGGTTTTCAAGTTCTTTTATCTTTGGGGCAAGATTAACCCCTTGGCGTTCTACATACATTTGTTTTTCTCTTTCTTAGTTTTGCTTAATAAAAGCGATGCACATGGTTTGCTACAAGTTTTCTTTTTTACATACTTGTTGCACTCAAACTCTGTGTTGCACAATACACATTGACGCTTTTCGTTATCGACACCAGACTTATTTCTATACGCTGTTTTACAG